CTTGTGGCCTGAGAAAGATGAAGAACTGTTTAAGCAGGTTGAAGAATACAACCATTATGCAAGTTATTCACTTGAAGGTTCTATATCAAGTCGTTCTATCTTAAACGGACTTAAAGATGTACCCAATATGCTCGACGACCCTATCTGTAGTTCAGCTGTAAAATGTGTTATGCAGACAGCTTTTCAGTCTAATACAGAAGACGAGTTGTTTAACCTTGTTACTCCATCAACTCTTATTGAGAAGGAACTTGACCAATTCCATCAAGACATTGGCGCTAAAAACTTTTTGCTTACTACAGGATACAATAATTTGCTTTGGGGACAGTTACCTTGGAAACATATTTATAATGATGACGGTATCTTGGAACGCGTTCTCCCTATTCCTGATTTTACTGCTATTACTCCAATTATAATTTCTGGTAAGATAATTGGATTCTTAGATGAAGATAATGAGTTCGTTCCGTCTTATATGTACACCTACAGTCAGCTTGAGTACTACAAGAACCTCGGTGGTAATTCGAATAATCGTTATATGACTATCGGTGGAAGTGCAGGCAGCAACGGAAATGAAATTACTTTCCAAAATGAATTTACTTATGCTGACTCTTATCTTTCGTCTGCTTCTAAACCGTGGCGAAATGTAAACATCATTGAAGATGGATTACTCTTAAACAGAATGGACCAGTCTAACTATTACAGAATTATCAGTGTCAATGTTGGTGGACAGGTTTACAGTAAATCTGCTATTCAGGTATTGAACTATTACAGAAATCTCTTTAAGAAAGTTCGTCGTGTATCTTATGATTCAAACGGAATGAGTAGTAGAGGAACAGGACAGAACTTTGAAGTTATTGTACCACAGACAACTAACCAAGGAGTAAGCATACAGAATGTCGGCGGTGATATTGATGTAAAGGCTCTTAAAGACCTTGATACACAGTATCAGAAACTGTTTGCTGCTTTACAGATACAGCCAAGTATGATCGGCTTTAGTTCAGACACTCCAAGTTCGTTAGGTGATAGTGCTGCTCTTACTTGGGATAAACGATTTGCAAAAGTATGTAAAACAGTTTCGTATTCAGCTTACAATGCACTTCGCAACATCGACTATTTACATCTTCGTTCACTCGGATACAATATTAATCCTGACGATTGGAAGTATGCTACAGTATCACAGACTTTACAGGACGACCAAGAGAAAGGTGAAACATTAAAGGTTGCAATTGAAAACTTAAACCAGATTTCAGACTCATTTGCTAAAGTTGATACTCAGTACAACAAAGATTATCTTATTAAATCTATCCTTGGTGACGCACTTGGTAACTATGGTGTTGATGTTGAGAAGTTGCTCGAGAAGCCTGAGGATGTTGGTGCAGAAGATAAAGAACTTATTGCAACATCACTTAAGATTAAAGACAAAAAAGAATACTTTGAAAAATCAATTATTGAAGAAGATGCACACATTATGGAGATGGCTGGTATATTCGATAAGACAACTGCTAAAGAAATCGTTAGTGCATTCTCGAATAATACTCTTAGTCTTAAAGAACAAGTTACTCCTGTTGCTCTTAAAGAAGTTTATTCTTCATTCGCAGTTCGACGCGATAATCCTGTAGACCTTAAGAACTTTGTAAAGTTTGAAAAACTTACTTCAGAACAGATACGAGAAAAGTTTAGCAATCCTAAGAAGGTTATTAAGAGTGATTCAGTTGCATTTAAGTTCCCAATTCACTGTTCAAGTGAAATAGAAATTCTTGCAGGTGATCTTGACCTTGGTTCAGTCGGATGTATCGACAATTTGTATATTGACGAAGATGGTGAACAGTATGTAGGAACTAAGAATGATCTTTGTAAGTATCTCTACAACTTTATGAACAGCGGTCTGGATAATTACTGCGTAAATATCATTAAAATATAGCAGTAACTAAAGCTTTATCGTGGAATTCTTTCTTGTCGTTTTCTAACTTCTTTGTCCAATAGTCAAGGAGGTTAGAAGACTCTTTAGAGATACCGAGAGTCTGTGCTGACATTATTTGTTCGTAATTGAATATATTACACATATCAAACAGTACATCTTTTAAGACAGCATATTCATAATCATACAAATACCATTCAGTACCATCTCTATCAATGTTAGGTAAGAATTCGATTCTAATAATGTGTTGGTTCTTTACCTGGAGTAACTGTCTGCCTTGTTCGTCTATAGGCCACAATTCGTAATCACCGTCAAGCTGTAACTGTCTGTTCATCATATTTAAGTTTCGTCTAAGAGCTAAATAGTCTGCGATAGACGAAAGTGAATTAAATGTATTGCCGCCGAGAATAAAAGGAAGGAATCCAATTTCAGGAAGAATAGTATTCAGCTGTTCGTCAAAAGTGTCTTGGTAGTAAGCGTTATTGATAACATCTATTTTCATACCGGTTACATCAATGAAGTAACCACCTTTATACATCATAACATCTTCAGGTTTGAATAAGACTGCTCGTGGAGTAAAGATTGCTTGGTCAAGCCAAGACAATGCCTGTTGAAGCATATCTTCAAGGTCTTCCCTATCAAGCATTGACGCAATCTTTTTAAAACGACCGCTACCTTCTGTGAGTATCTGTTCTTTTGTATATTTCTTTAATGATACCATAACTGTTCCTCTATACAAAATATGTAATAAAAAAGGAACTGTCTTGTGAACAGTCCCTCTTAATTACACCTTGAAGCTACCTAGGTGGATGTACGGACAAAGGTGCTTCATTCAAATACGGTTGATGTAAGAACCGAATTTTCTACTTCTTGTCTGCCTTAGGTTTTTCAGATGCTTTCTGTTTACTCTTGATTTCGTCGATTTCTTTCTTCATCTGAGCGATAAGATCACCCTGTGACTGAAGAAGCTGTGACTGAGTTTCAACAAGTTTCTGAAGATTGTCTGAAGCAGCTGGTGCTGGTGTGGACACAGCCAAAGGATTTCTTTTAAGTTCCTCAATTTTTGCTTTGTCTTCATCAGTAAGAACATCGATGAATTTTCCATTCTTTCCTTTGATAGGAGTAATGGTTGCTACCGGATGTTTGTAAGCGAGAATGTGAAGTGCGTCTTCATATTCAACTTCAGTTCCCTGCTGCATATCTACAGGGTTTACAAGCCAAATGTTAATCTGCTTTCCATTTACATCTGTCTGAAGGAACTTGCCCTTAATTGGTTGAAGTCTTATAGTCTTAGCCATAATTGTTTTCTCCTTTCTATAATTATAATATAATAATAGAATAATGGATTTTTTAAGAAAATTATTTATATATTTTGTATAAAAGATAAGAATTAAACCACCTTATCTACATACATCTGTAATACTAAGACCTTTGGTTGAGAATGTTATATCACTTCTACAGATGGGTGATATCGAGGGTGGTTCCTCGGCATTCTCAATCAGAGGTTTTTTTATTTTTAAGGAGAAAATATATGATTTCTAATTATGTTTATATGTACTGTTGTGAAGACATTTCATTAATTGAAAATTATGATAAAGCCATTTCTGACAATACTCAAAGTTGGAGATGTCATCACAGATTGGAGATACAAGATGATGGGAAAATAATTTATACAGCTAAACAATTACAAGATATGGGTCTTTATTATAACAGACCTGCGTCTGAATTAATATTTTTGACATTAAGTGAACATAACTCTTTGCACGCTAAATATGTCCCGATAGATAGGAGAATAAGAGTATCAAACAAGCTCAAAGAAAGACAACCACATCCTCAATCGGAAGAAACTCGTAAGAAACTTTCTGAATTAAATAAAGGCAAAAAGCTTTCAAAAGAATGTAAGTTAAAAATATCAAATAAACTTAAAGGTAGAAAATATTCAAAAGAAGAATTGGAACATCATAAAGCATCTTGGACAGACGAAAAGAGAAAAGAAGTAAGCATAAGATTCAAAGGAAAACCAAAGTCTGAAGAAGTTAGAAAACTAATGTCGGAATCATCTATAAAAAGAAGCACAGATGTTTATAAATTAAATATGTCAATATCTGTTAAAAATTCTGAAAAGTATAAACAAGCTATGGCAAAAAGAAAAGGTGAAAAATGTTGGAATAATGGTGTTATCACTGTTAGATCAAAAGAACAACCCGAAGGATTTATTCCTGGTAGATTAAAGAAAAATTAAATATTATTTATAAGGATAATGTATGGAACCAATTTATTCATTTACAGGAAAAGAATTATTAGATGGAAGAGATGGAAGTTTTCTCAAACACGATCAACGAACATCTGAATTATCTGAGCCTGAACTTTTATACTGTTATGCTAATACCGCTGTATTTGAAATAAAATCTTCACATTATGGACAGAAAGTAAAAGGTGGTGGGACAAATATCACAAAATATAAGATATTTATATTGTTTGAAGATTTTTATACAATTGGTAAAGATAAAGATATTGATTTTGAAGATGCTATAGATTATGCAATTAATTTTTCAGATTGGCATTGTCGCTGTACTTGTCCTGCGGCACAGTTCTGGGGCTACAATTTCATCGGTACGAAACTCAGATATTTGTATGGTGTACCTCGTGAAAACCGTTTCCCAAAGATCCGTAATCCTGGATTAAAAGGTACTATCTGTAAACATACCGATAAAGTCATTCAGTGGATTCTTAAACACAAAGATATCGTAGCAAAACTGTTTGCATTGTATTACAACAGATTGAACGACGGACAATCTATTTATGCTGTAAACACAAATGGTACCACGATCACAATCGGTAAGAAAAATGATGAAGGAGATATATTCTTTGAACAGCAAATTCAGGAGGAGAATATGAGTGGAGAAGAGAATAAAGAAATCGGACCAGAAGAAGAAGTAGTGGATGAAACTATTGATGATATGAATCCTGATACTTGGTGGGCTGATGAAGATAATGTTACTGATTTGGAAGAGTTAGAGGAAGAAGAATGAGCATTGAGAACTTTCTGAATTATGAAGCCTATATCACATATATGGATAGACAACTCGAAATATGGGGGCAGCCTGCAACGGTATTCTCCCCTGAGAGAAAAGTCGCTCTTGGTTATGAAGATACAGGCTATAATGAAATAGATAGGATGAATTCAGATAAAGTTCTCGGAAACAAATACCATAAAACACCTTGTCGTATTTGGATTAACTTTACAATTCCAAAATCAGTTTTTTATAAGTTCAATTGGTTTCCTCAAGAAAATGAAGAGCTTTGTATGGCGGTATTGAATTCTGAAAGTCCAATAAAAGAAAATGATTATATAAGAACAGCTATACCTGAAGCAACAAGCATTTACGGAGATATGATTTTTGAAGTTCGAAAGATTCAAGATGTTGGTCTTGCTCAAGTACTTCAAAGACTGTATTTCTTGAAACCTACTGCTAATGCAGATTTACATAAGGAATTGAGTTTCTAACAGGAGGAGAATAAAATGAAGAAGGTTATCTTTAGTTTAATAATTTGTCTTATAGGGATGTTTGTTCTTACAAGCGGATATTCCTACGCAAAGAAATGTAAGAAGTGTCAGGAAGATCTTGAGAAGAATAAGACACGATATTATAACATTGGAATTGCTCATGTAGATTTTAGAGAACCTTACAGGAAAATTGATGGTAAGGTTTATGCTCTATACAGATGTGATTACGGACACGCCTATTGGGTATGTCTTGACGATTAATTATATTTTCTTAATTTCTTAGAAACCTACCCTTTCTTACCAGGGTGGGTTTTCTTTTATATATTTTGTATATGTTAGATATAGTTGAAAACGATTTCAATATTGTAAAAGATAACACATCACTTCTGGAAGCAAAGGAAATTGAAGAAGAAGAAGTTTACGATTCTTCCTTGACCCTTTTAGCTGAAGAATTTAATTATATGGAGATATTATAATGAACGGACAGGAAAGAAACAAACAATCACTTGAGGCTTTATTCTCGGCTAGAGATGATTCTCGCAGACCTATTAAATCTGGAAATGCTCCTGCTAAAGGTTCTGATAGTGAAAAATTGTTTACAAAAATCTCTAGAAAAGTTCCTTCTGCAAAAATTAAAGGAAATAATGAAGAAGGACATTATATTGAAATTCCTAATGATGGGAAAGTTTCAGAGAATTATATGAATAGTTTATCTGAAGATTTATTGTATGATGGATATAAAGTTATTGACGACAAGATTAGAATCTATTTTGATGA